TCATCAAGAAGTTAAAAAAGGTAAGATGTCCTTAGATGAATTTGAAAAGCAATTCGGTACTATAGAAGAATATGTAGAGAAGGGTATGAAAGGGCAAAGTGCTAAGGTAGATAAGGAAACTTTTAATCTGTTATATAAAGAATTAGAAATTGCTTCTAGAGATATTGGTGAGTTAACCAGATGGCTTGATAATATGTTAGATTCATCTGATCCTGTTGCATCTGCATTAGTTTCGGCATTTATGACAGCAGAGGAATTATCTAGACTTTCAGCCATTGATAAAAAATACGAAATAGCAGATGCCTTAGAAGAGTTAATGAAACATCGTAATAAGAAGGTGTTTTCATCTGAAGAGGGTTTCTATTCGTTTATGTTAGAACACGATGAAGAAGGTAAAACTACTCAATATCTATTACGCCCTTATAAAAGTACATTTTGGGAAGATATAGAGAATATAAGGAAAGAGAACAAACTTAGTAGAACTAAAGAAGAAACTGCGGATGTTGTAAAATCCTTTGCTAAAATGCATAGGGAATTTGATGATGATGCTTTTCGTGAAGGTCTACAAGACTTTCTTAATGAACTTAGAGTTAGTAAAATTATATCTGTAAAAGAAATTCAGGGTATTCTAGAGTACATTGAGGGTCGATCCATGCTTCGTATAAACGATATTATACGTATGGAAGATCTTAATGATGAGGCAAAAAATGCTATTGAGAACTGGTTTGGTAAAAATGTTAAATTGTTTTATATATATAGTGAAAAGTATAGTAATAAGGAATGGGATGATTTTATGAAGCTGTGTGGTATAGATACAAAACAATCTCTATATGCTCAATATAAGGCTTTAAAAGATTCAAAAAATCCATATGCTATATTTTACACAAAGATAGAAGAGATAGCAAATCAAGCTAATTATATGATACCAAATGGGTATCGTTTGTTTGATAGACTTCCAGGTGTTATAAAATTAAATAATGAACGTATTAAAGCCGGGCAAAATCCTTTTACAATAGCCAAAAATAATTTTGATGTAGAATTTTTTGTACGTCCAGAAGATGTAGAACGTGGTAGTAAAGAAACAACTAATGAGTTTGGTAGGGTTAAATATTTTATACCTGTATATTATACAGCAAAAGTAGAACCAGAGAATCAATCTTATGATATTGCTGGTATATACTTTAAATTTTGGGAATCTGCAAACGACTATCGTGCAAAACGTAACATATTACCAGAACTTGAAATGACTCGTTATTTTATTAATGAGCGTCGTGCATTAAAACGCAGTGTGTTTAAAGATGTACTAAAAACATCTGGTAATACTGATGAGGACAAAGAACCTGTATATAAGGATAGAACTACATTAGCAGAGATGTTAAATGATTGGTTTGAGATGGCTTTGTATGGCAAGTATACTAAGGATGAAAAGGCTTTAGTAAGACTTAGTGATAAAAAATCCATAGATATTATGAAGAGTGTAGACCTACTTAACAGGTACACTTCTTTAAACTTATTAGGTGGTAATATTGTACAAGGTTTTGCAAACGTTTTAATTGGTGAAATTATGCAAAGTATTGAGGTTATAGCACACGAATATGTATCTGCTAAATCTTATACTAAGGCGGCTGCTTTATATACACAATTTCTACCACAAGTATTAGGTGATGTAGGTCGCAATGTACCAAAAACACTACCGGGATTGTTATACCAAGAATTTAATGTATTAGATGAAGACATATCTGAAACAATGTTTACTACTAATACTGCTACTGGGAAATTTTTAAAGAATACATCTATATACTTTGTACAACATGCTGGTGAACATTGGCTACAGAATAGATTCCTGTTAGCTATGTTAATGGAAAAACACATGGTTGATTTAAATGGCAACGATGTGGGTACATTGTTTAATCAATATGAAGTAGTCAATGGCAGACTTAAATTAAAACAAGAGTCTTCTATGTCTGCTGTTGATTATCAAAAATTTCTTGTAAAAAATAATTGGACAGCAAAAGATATACAAGCATTTAAACAAAAAATAAAAGGTGTTTTGTCTAGAATGCACGGTGAATATTCTGAATTGGGTAGAGTTGCTATTCAAAGAACAGCACTTGGTCGTATGGCTTATATGTTTAGGAAGTTTGTTGTACCTGGTTTCAGACGTAGATGGGGTCGTGAAATGTATATAGAACGAATTGGTCAGTATGTAGAAGGTAATTATATTAGTACAATAAAATTCTTTAGAAATTACTGGCGTGATTTGTTTGGCCTAAAATTTGCATTAATGTCAGAAAACTGGGCAGCTTTATCAGACCATGAAAAAGCTAATATTCGTAGAACTTTAGCAGAGGCTACGTTTGTTATAGGTGCTATTATTGCTGCATCAGCATTAGCTAAAGCAGGTGACGATGATGATGATGAATGGTTGATTTCATTTTTAGCTTATCAAAGTTATAGGTTGCGTGCAGAATTGTTATTTTTTACACCTAAAATTGATGAAGCCTGGTCTATATTACGATCACCAATGGCATCAATGGCAGTACTACAAAATTTGATAGACTTAGCTGGTCAGTTATCCCATCCTGCTGAATTATATGAACGAGGTCCTTGGAAAGGTCAATTAAAATTAAAGAAAATAATGTTTGACTTTATACCAATATATAAACAAATATATAAAGCACGAGATATAGAACAGCAAATTAGTTGGTTTAGGAATGATTAAAAATGAAATGTCAAAGGGGGTCTTTTAGACCCCCTTCTTCATTTCCACTAATTCACTAGTTCACTACTACTAGTTTCTTCGTCTTGGGTGCATCATTCCTTGGACAAGCATTGTCATTATTTCCTCACCCGCTTCTTTGGATTCTTCAAGCTTTACGGCTTTTTCTTTTTCAACTTCACTTTCTTCGGCTCTGTTATCTTTTGGAGTTTCAAATCCAATAACTTTCTTTTTCTTATCTTTACGTTCTTTGGACTTTTTAATATTTTCCAATAGTAATGGTGCATCTTTACCTGACTTTAATTCATATACTTTATTTCGTATAAGTACTGTTATAAAGTCTATTGATGGTTTAATGCCATATTCAATAAATTCTAAAGCTAAATCTTCAGCCTTTATTTGGTCTCTGTATTTATCAGGTATAACAGATTCAATCATGGCTTTAATAATTTCAGTATCCTCTGTATCAAAGTTATATACTCTTTCAATCCTACCTATGCGGTTAATGATTGTTTCAGGTAATCTCTTAGTAGAGTTTACGGTTGCTATTAATACCATGTTGTTTCTGCTGTTAGTACCATCTAAGAAACTTAACATGTCAAGGTCGTCCCCTTTACTTTTTTCATATTCATCAATTAAGATTCCTATAAATCTGTCAGGGTCTTCAATTCTTATCATGTCAATGACTTCGTGTAAGTCTGCAGCAGGTTCACCTTTACTCATAATACATATAGCATTCTTTTCTCTTACTAATACTTCCATTAACTGTCCTGCTAAATATGTCTTACCAGTACCAGGTCCACCGTTAAATATTAATGCTAATTTATGCATTAATCCTAAGTCAATTCTAGCCTCATGTGCTATAGGATCAATAAAGAAATTTATATGTTCCCTTGCTTCTTTGAATACACCTGTGTTTATTTCTTTACCTGATTTGTATCTGTTGTTTAACTCCAGGAATACATGAGTCCCAGACCATGGTGATCTTTCAACTTTTATATTATATACACCTGCCTCTAATGTAGATTTTACATCTGCAGATTTCCTTGGTACAACCTCGTATTTGTTAATTTTATCTTCTTGTACTAAAAACATATGATTTATGATTAAAATTGGGGGTATTGTTACATACCCCCTGTTTTACTTATTTTAAAGCGATTTAAGACACTTTCTTTTTCAAGCATATGGAAATATACCTAAGTTACAGATCGTGTCTCTAAACGCATGTAAATGGCCTCTACGTTAATCATTGCTACATTTAACATCAATGCCATCATAATTAGTGTATGTATATACATAACCTTTAAGCCTTCTCCAATAACTATTTCTAGTATTTTCGAGTTTATTAGTTAATTCATTAGCCTTAAGTACTTCTATAATAGCTTCTTTCCTTGCAGCTCTTTCAACGAATAACTTACGGAATAACTTACGCCAGAAACCTAACTTTTCAGCTTCAGCTAACTTAGTTACAAGCAATTCATTTGCAGCTTTTAACTTTTCAACTTCTTCTAAACGTTTAGCTTCTAATTCGGCCTCAGTCTTATTCTTCTTAATCTTATTCATCTCTTCTCTAAGTTCCTGAATTTCTTCTTTATACTTATTGATTCGATCAAGATTCTTTGACTGAAGATCTTCTATCTCATTAGAATGACGTTTGTCTTTACGTTTTGCTTCGTTTTCTAGAGTTTCAATCTTAATCTCAAGATCAAGTTGTAAATCTTCTAAACTTGCAATAGACTTTTTAGTCTGTTTTTCAACATCTTTCCTGATGTTTGCTAATTCAGAATCAAGGTTCTTGTAAATAGGCTTTCCTGATTTAGTTCTCTTACTTAAAAACTGACCACAATGAGGACAATAAGAACTAGTAGTATTTCCAGTATAGCCACAGTTACTACAGTATTTTTCAGTAATTTGTTCTGTACTGCCAACTATAACCTTTTGCTGATCTTTAGCAAGTTCTAATTCTCTTTCGAGTTCGTGTACTTTAGACTTAAGCACTTCATCTTTGGAGCCTATAGAGATTTGTAGATTTGCAATCTTCTCTGTCAGAGTTAATATCTGATCGTTAAGTCTTTTTAATTCTTGATCTTTCTGAATAAGGATGTCTGTTTTGTTCATTCTTCAATTTGTTTTATAAATTCGCTAATATTAATCTGGCTCTCTATTGCACTAACCAGTTCATCAAATGTGTGATTATCATCAGGTAACACACAGAGACGTGCTGAGATCTCTTCGTTTAACTTTGCTTTTACTTTAATAAGTAACTCACTATTGTTATTAAATTTGGCAATGTTATTTCTTAATACTTTACTTATAATGTAATTAGTTAATTTTTCCACTTTATATATCTTCATATATTAAAAGTTAAGGGGGCATATAGCCCCCTTTTATTATCGTATACCATATATTAATTCTATATAGAATGGTTTTATATAGTATTCTTCTGCATGGTCTATTGTATATTTATTAGCATAGTATTCGTTTGCAGTAAACACTTTGTGTTTATCTTTAAATAATATGCCAAATAAAATGCTGTCTTTATCAGCAGACCAGAAATATAATAATTTTCTTTTATACTTCTCTGACAGTTTAGAATACTTACCATTAATAATTAAATATAGGTCGTCTTTATACTCTTTTGGTATTTCAAATATGTACAGTGCAGAGTTATCTGTGTAACGTATGTTCTTTATAAACAACCCTTCTGTACATAAATTTAAGTCAAAATTATCTTTGACTTCAAATATTATTTTATTATCATATTCTGGTTTATCAAAGATAGACAAATACGTATTGTGAATATTAGGGAATGTGTCTGAATGTTTTATATTATCTTTAAATACCATCGGCGCAATAAAATTTATTGTTGTGCTAAAAGTATCTAAGTAGTTCATTTTATAATTCTTCAGTGCCTACACCATCATAATAAACCTGTGGGTAATCCCATAAGTTATTATCAAAGTGCCATTTTAATTGTTTCATAGTTAGTTCTATTTCGTCTAAACCTCTATTAAGTGTAATTTCCTTTATGGTATACACTTTAATTTCAGTTGGCTCTTTCATATTTATGGCCACTATATAAGTTTCTTTTTTGTAATCATCAAATCCTTCGATTTTTGTTTCTTTAAAATACCACTTAACAGCTAACCAATAGTAAGCCATTTGACGAAAATATTTATATTCAAAGAATTTATCCTTGAATTCTCCAAAAGAATTAGTAGTTTTTAAATCAATTATTTTAATTGTTTTACTATTATGATCTATTATAATTCTATCTAATAATGATTTACATTCAATTCCATTAGGGTATGTCCAATATATTGGGAATTCATTTTTAATAATTAAATTTTCATCATTATTAAATATGTTTTGTTTATCATTATATAATAAATCTCTTACTGTTTTATGTTCCATTAACTTAATTTTTATATCACTAAGTTTATTTTCCATATTTTTAGATAAAACAGTTTTAATAGTAGATATTTTTATTGATTTTATATAGTTTTTAAATTGATTTGCAAGTTTTTCTGCTTTTTCAAGCAGTACCTCATCCTTTTCTTTACTAACATATACATCTTTATATGCTCTTAATAGTAAATCTGGTTTAAGTTTATTTTTATATCTTGCTACATGATCACAAAAGTCTTTTTGTTGTTGACTTTTTGGTGCTTCATAGTCTAAAAACGTATAATTTTTATTAAATTCTTCTGGTTCTAATATAAAACAATGTACTATTTCACCTTTTTCGTATATAAATTTGTTATCTTCCTCTATCTCCTTATCAAACATAAGTTTGAAGTACTTAGGAGATATTTGAAACCATGATAATGATGAATTACTAACCCGTTTTATATCGTAATATTCTTTCATATTACATTATAATCCTATTAACATCCTTTTTTTGGAAAAAATGATATTCGTTGTTCTGGGATAATAATTCATACATTTGTAATTCTTCGTTAAAATCAAATGATTTTACATTGAAGAAGTCTAAAGAATCGTCAATTGTGTCGATTGCTATATGATTATACATCGTATTTAGATTTTATTATTTGTACTACTTCGTCTATATGCTTTTGATTTCTAGGCATAAATACATCTGCATTAATATTTTTAGTTGTTAAATAGTATTTAAACAACTTCCACCTTAACGGAAATGCATCATTTGGATTACCCTTGGTTTCAATTATAAATAATTGACCGCTTGGGTAAGCGCCTACAAAATCTGGGGTATATGTCATACCCTTTATTAAAGCATTAGTTAGCTCGAATTTTTTGTAGTTCTTTCGTTTTATTAATTCATAACATTTGTTTTTGAATACAAAAGATTCTAATAAATCAAATTTAACAGAATTATAGGTAAAATTTATTGATAATTCTTGTAGTCTTTTATAGCAATATAATTCTAATTTGCTTTTAAAAGTTATACCCTTATATTCAAGAGGTGTAGCATTACGAACTTTTTTATTTTTACTCTTGTTCATCTAACAACTCTTTTAACATTTCCAAAGCAGTTTCTTTATCAAACTCTTTGACAAAATCGCTTATATCTTTTATTTGATATAAGTCAAGGTATTTTTTAGGTATAAACTTTATATTTAATGAATGTTTTTCTGATAATTTTTTTGCACCTTGTATACCACCATCATCATAATCAAATAATATGATTATGTTTTTAAACCTTATTTTTAGATGGTCTATTATTATTTGAGGTATACCAGACAATTCGCTTTGTGGGGCGATGGCATTAAATCCAAGTGTTTTTAGTACTATGACATCTTTTAAAGACTTTGTTATGATCAAAAGATCTCCTGTACCTTCTAATTGTTCTAAACCTTGTATATCATAAGTTGAACAATTGTTTCGCCATTTTTCTAGTTTTCTAGAAAATGGCCTATATATCTTGAATTTATTGTATATACTATAAGCATACATTGGTTCCTTGTCTGTGTAAGTAAATGATTGATTACCATTTACCCAAAATGTGTGTATAGGAAATATTTTATATTCTTTTAATAAGTCTTTTGATATACCATATTTTGACCAGTATTGTATATCTTTGTCTGTAAAATTTTTCCTTTTAACTTCTATTATATTCTCTTTATTTGTTCGGACTTCTATGTTCTTGATTGTACGCCTTAACGATACTGGCTTTTTTATAACTACATCCTGCCATACTTTTTTTAAAGCTTGCCCATAATTTAACTCATATAGCTTCTGTACTAAATTTATTATATTACCTGACTCCCCTGTCGCAAAGTCACGATATTTTAATATACCGTTCTTACTTCTATACAGGGACCAAGAAGGATGCTTGTCCTTACGTAAAGGAGAACTAATAGGCTTGTTTATTTTTACCTCTTTATCTAAGTAATAACAATAGATATAATAATCATCTATAATTGATAATATTTTATCAAATGTGATGTTATTTTCTACTTCTCTAGTGTTATACATTTTAGTGTAATAAAAGGGGCCGAGTATTAGTCAGCCCCTTGAGATATATTAGAAAGGTAATTCGTTTTCGTCTTCTGGTTCCACATCAGAGATATCTACTTTAAAAGGATTTTCAGTGGTAGGAACTCTGTCGGGAATGTCTTTCTTCATTTTATCAATTGATAAAATTTCAAGACCTGATTTTTCTACGTCCATGCGTTCAATAAAAGGAACATATTTTGGTAGAGCGGTAAAGTTCTTATTTGAATAAACAACTTTTATTCTAACTTTCTTACCTTCAAACTTGCCTTTTAATAGGCTAATTACTTTCTGGCAAAACTCTTCAAAAGTTTTAACATCTATTGTGAAGTCATCTTCTGATATGAATTTTGTTGCAATATGCTTAAGTCTTTTAATCTGATTAAGCTTTTTGTTTTCTAGAATATTACCATCCCTGTCCTTGGGTTCATATTCTGTGTGAGTTAATAGTTTACCTTCTTTTTCAAAAGTAAGTACTAAAAACGGATTGTTATTTGGACTAATTTTATATTCTATAGATTTTAGTTCAACGTTGTCATGAATCCCTACATCTAAGAAATTTGCCTGTCTTGCTTCTGAATTGACAGACTTGTTTACAATATATGACATATTATACTCCTGAATTATTTAATATTTTGTTTACTTTGGCAATAAATAACGAATAATCGTTCTCCATTTTCTCTTGACTTTCATCATCAAGAAACATGGGTGGTGTTTTTGCAGAACTCTTTCCATCAGAGTTAAGTGTAATAAAATAATTACGCTTTTTATCTACAACGTTCATATCTGCATAATGTACTACAGTAAAGTCTTTCTCAACAAAACCTTTCCACTCTTTACCTTTTACCATGATACGTTTTTCAATAGCACCTTCATCTGTTTCAACCCATTCATAATGGGCTGTTACAACAAGATGTTTATTATAATTCTTTACTACGTATAACAGTTTACCGATTTCTTCATTATAAAAATTCCAGACATCAAAACCTCGTTTTGTGTCTCTGGCTGTCTTTAAAACACTGTCAAGATAAGCCGAAAAACTATCTAGTATTACGACTTTTATCTCCTTGTTTTTTGCATATTCGATAAGTTTCTGATAACATTCTTGCCAACTTGTAGGAGCACTATAGTGTTTGAAGCGATTAATAAATGGCAACGGTTTATTTTCCATATTTACGAAACCTGTTGTATCAGGGTCCATATTTCTAAATGCCATTGTCTTACCTCGCCCAGACATACCAACTAATGCAAATTGATATGCTGTGGTCATTCTTTTTTTACTTATTAAAATTTATTAATAAGTTGTAACACACCGAACTACTAACTGATATTGCTCTTGGGTTTCCTTGCGGAACCTCAGTGGTATCGGTGTTCTTTTGGACGGAACTTTGATTATAATTCGCACCTGCGATAACTGTGTGTTACAACTCATTTGTTTACTAAACTATTTATTTAGTCAGATACTTACGTCCCCAACGGTCTTCCTTAACAAAGTATTTGTTTCCGCCAATGTAAACAAATTCATTACCAAAGAAATCGACATAAATATCATATTGGTTGTAACCAACTTTTACCCAGTTATCAAAGATAGTTACCTTCTCTTCACATACATCATTTAAGAGTATGGCTAAAGGCACATAACTTTTTGGGTGCTTTTTCGACACAGTAACATCAACGTTAATTTCAGTTACTCGTGGCTCATCTTCATCATCAACGGCGATGTATCTTTCGTCGTTTGCAGCAACGTATTTTCCTAACCTTTTTAAAATCTTGTCAAAATCGTTAATAAGATCATACGCTTTAAACTGGCGTCCATCTAAATGATCAAGGTTGTCAACGTTAGTTTCAACTCTATAATCATAGTCAATAGTTCCATTGCAATCACCAAATACTATAAGGTCTCCCTTATAAATATTCTTCAAACTCCTCTTGCGAAGAATCTTAGGTTGCTCGCTTAAACCGAACCTGTTAATTTCTTTTGTAAGTCTCCTTACATAGAAACCATCATTATTATCACTGTTTAATACAACAAATGATTTTTCTTTCTTAACTTTTTTGCTCTTGTTATTTGAACTTAAACAAGGAATTATACGCTCAACTGCGTTTGATAAATTTGATAATTTTAAATAATTTTTCATGTGATACCTTTCTTTTTAACCTCTCTTATACTCTTCTATAGAATTGTATTTGAGATTGTTAACAAATGTTAATATTTTGGGTTCACCTTCCCGATTTTTTAGAAAATGCATATAAACCATATCTCGTACAGGCAAACCGCTTGGATAGTCTTTTGTACCTGGTCCATAATCATTTATTCCTATTAATTCGGGTCTATGTAATACAACAACATAATCAGAAGTTTGAAATATAGAATCACTACCGAAAATATCTTTACGCATTGGATAATGCATATTTCTATTTGCGATTCTCTCACTGCTTTCAATATCTCTATTCATTTGGCTAATCTGTATAATTGTAGTTTTACCTACTTTTTTAGCTTCAATAAATACCTTTTGTAGCTCGTGTAATATACCCCTTTCCCTATCCCCAGAGGAACCCCTGGTTAATAAAGTGTGATCGAGTATAACCAATAACCACTTATTATGAGCTATTGAATATTGAAAGTGTTTGATTGTGTCCCGTATTTCATCAACAGTACCAGGACTATCTACGTAATAAATAGGGTATTTGCTGATTACTTCTGCATGTTTTTTAATGAGATTTACATCATCTTCACTTAGTTTGTCTTTTGTATTTTCCGTACCAGTGTACAGTTCACTGGTAGTTCTTCTCATTTTGTAAGATAGTTTACGTCCTATCTGACGAGAACTTAACATTTCAAAACTAAACGATAGTACTATTAATTCTTCTTCTTTATTCAAGTCAAATAAATCTGTTTCCAGACTATTGACGAATGAAGATTTACCAGAACCACTAATACCTGCAATGGTGTAAATAACATTAGGTTCAATACCGCCCATACACGTTCTATTAAATTTCTGCCACCGAGTTCTTAACGACTTGCTAACTCCTGTTCGTCTGTTATCAATATACTTTAGTATTTCGGTAGTAGGCTCTTTAATATGTTTATATTGTAGTATGTTATTCAATGTCTGTTCCATAGCCAGTTAAATTTTCATTTTGAGTAGAGACTTGACCCCCTCGGTCAGCGTCTGCATATACTTTCCATGCTTCTGATGAGAGCCACGCTGGCATACGTTTCATAAAAGCTAATTGACCTCTACGAGAGCGGTCTTCAACTTCTAGTTTTAAACATTTCATTAATAACTCGTGTTTTTTTAAATCTGCACCTACAATATTGCGGTATAAAAGGTTGCTTCGCTTATGATCTACTCTTAAATAATCGTAATTACCGTCTGGTCGTAAAACTCTAACAGGAAACGCTTTATACAACTCCTCAAAGGAATCTAGTTTAGACTGAAAAAGATTGACAAATTTATCGGTAACTTCTATGGATGTTAGTATTGCATTTACATTGGGCGGATTCTCAATAAATTGAGTTTCATAAAGATGTTCTAAATCTTCTGTAATTTTATTTAGAGTAGATGAAGCTCTTAAATATCTTTCCAAAAGTTTTAATTCACCTTCATAAGCAAGCTTTAATATTACATATTGGTGAACGGATATTCTACATTCTGTTAAATACTTTAAATCTACTTCTATTATCATTATGTTTTAAGTTTAATAGGTAGAATATTTGATACAGAATGAAAATGTTTGTTATTTTTTTAATACCCGTATAAATTTTATTTTGTTATTTTTGATTGTTATTACAGATTTAAAAACTATTTCTTTGTGGGAATGTAGTCTTTGTAATCTGTCTACTGTAGTATTCATTTTGAATACTTCTTTTAGTGCATCAACTTTATCTGTAATAGGTAATACCCCAAATAAAGGGTATAATTCATCTATTAAATCTAAAGCTAATCGTAGTTCTTTACTGGATGGAGAATTTGTAGGTATAAAGGATATTGTATCCATTATATCGAAATCATTATCATATTCTAATAACAGTAATTTGTTATGTGGATAATCTTCTGCAAATTCTATAAAGCTGTCTATATAATAGGAACATAACATATTATTCTGTATTTATGTTTAATGTTTTATTACAATGATAAATAAAGTTTCCATCTAAACTCCATATCCCTTTTACTTTGGTATTACTATTTATCATTATAATTTGTAAATTGTCATCATCTAGATGCCATATAAAATCAGGATTATTCAGAAAAAAATTACATTTACTTTCCATATTTGTAAAATGAATATTTTCTTTTTTTATTCCTAACTTATTTACAACTTCAAATAAATCCTCGTGGTTACATTCAAAAGAATATTTACTTGGATCTTCATATCTACTTGTAACAATATGTACTTCTATTCCCTCTTCCATTAGTTTCTTTGCATAATTTTGTATACTTTGAAACTCTAAGGTATTGTCAAAATCGAAACTAACTTTTTTCATTTTAAAATAGAGTTAATTGTGGATTAATAATTAAATCAATAATCTTTTGTGTATTATTAATGTAATAACTATAATCTATATTATAATGTAGCATCCGCATACTTTCATTTGCAGATTCCCAATAATTATTAAATATCATTACTTTTTTATTAACTTCATAATTATTAGTTTTATCTTCTTCATTACAAGTTTTTAGTAATACACCACCAGTTGTTGATACATAATACCTTACAGATCTTTGTAGTATTTCTTTACTATATATGCCATTTTTTATTGTGTGAAATTCATTTGTAAATTTATCGTCTATCCTTTTGGCAATACAAAAATCATTAATATCTTTGTGTTCTGTTATTGTTTTTGTTATAGGTATATTATGTATAAAATAATCATATAGTGCTATCGATATTATTGGTTTATCCCAACCTCTATTTAATGGGTCTGTACCATTATTAAACTCTTTTGGTGTGGTTTTAGTAAATACCCCTTTTTCTTTAACTTTACCATCTAGTTTTACTGCTAGGTAATTATTAACATCTCTACGAATATACTTTTTATAGTAAGTATATTCTAAAGTATACCCAGTTTCTTTTTCCCAAGTTTCACAAATCTCTTTATATAAATTTTCATTATCAATTAATGTTATAATACCATCTGTATTGGCAGATATAACTTTAAAACCTGCCTTTACAATTTTTTCAATCAACATTAACACATATAATTGTCCATTTATTGTGATTTGCAAATTAACTAGTGGGTCATATAGAAATGAATATTTGTTTCTTGTCTTACCAATAGCTGCATTCATTATTAGTTTTAATCCCTCTGATTTTGTTTTATTATTTCTACTCTTTTCTATTAATCTGTCATCTCTAATTTGCTTAAATTTCTTTAAGAATTTTATACCAAGATGTTCTGGTGTACATTTATGATTTATCATAGTTGTTGGATACATGCTACCTATATCTGCATCAACTATTGACATATTTTCATTTGCTTCAAACAAACCTGGTTCGTCTTCGGAATGAAGTCCCCCAATACCAAGTTTATATGTTACACCATCAAAGATTATTTTTTTAGAAAAGAATGGTTGGTCTTTGTAATATATGTGTTCTTTAACCTTTTCTAATAATTCATTTAGTATTAAAGAATCAAAATGCACATCATCAAATACCACCCAGTCAAACTTAATAAATTTACGTTCTGTTCGTAAATCTCTAAAATCTTTAGGTTTTAAACCCGTTACTTCTGAATAGAATTTTTCTAGTAGTTTATCGGCTATACCTGTATCAGATTCATTATATAAGTTTACTTCATAAATTTTAGACAATTCATGTCTAAACTTTATTGCATTTTTTAAATGCTCATATAACCTCTCTGTTATTAATACATCATTTAAATTATAATTTGCTATTAAATCTATTTGGCTCTTATCTACAATACTTGTATTATAAATAGGCATATCTTGTAATTTATGCCATTTAAGAGATACGCCAAGTAGTTTTAATGATTTTTTATATCTGCCTATTTTCATCAAATCAATTGATTTAAATGGTAGATTATACTTGTATTCAGATAGTTTGTCAAATATTATTCTATTTGATAATGCATTTATATTTCTGGTAGAAATATAACTTGCTTGTGTACTTATATCAAATGAATTAATATATATATAATTTAATATCTGATTATCATAATTAAATGAGTTATAGCCTATAAACCACGAAGAGGAATTATCAAATATAAACTTGATTAACTCCTCTCCTTGGTTAATATCTTCAAATATGATAAATTTTTTAATTTCTTGAGATTTTGGATTTTTGAAAGTAACCATGAAATAATTTTCAAAAGTTTCTATATCATAGATCCATATCATATTTTAAAAATTAAAAAGGAGAGCAGTACAGGCTCACGCAGAGTTAGTCTTACTCTCCTTTTGTTGTTTTTCTGTCTGTTTCTCTTTCTCCTGTTGCTCCTGAAGCAACTTCATATTCTTCTTTATTATTCTTCTTCGTTCACACAGTTCCGATGGATACTGCTTGGTTATTATGGTCTTATATGTTATACGTGGATACCTGTAAAAAGTTTCAATTTTATCAACTAATTCTACAAATATTTTCTTGTATATTTTGCCTTCAGAATTCTTCAAATAAGCATACTTCGGTATCTGTATTTTACATTCAACCTTTTCTGCTTGTGTGTCTGCTATTTCCATCTCACCGTGATATTTTTTACCAGATTTTATTGGTTCATATCTTATATTTTCAACTTGCGGTTCGACTTCAATAATTTGACGTTTAGAATGTCTGTCATATAAAGGAGTAGAGCGATGTTTAATTGGTTTATCTATACCAACTAATTTCTTGTTAATTGTAACATACTTGAGTGGTAGAACTTTCTTTTGTTCTACTTTTGGAATAAATGAATTTGTAACTATTTCATTACCTTCTTCATCTTTTGTAGAAAATGGCTTATCACTCCAATATAAATCTTTTTCTGCTAAGTCTATATTGTGATATTTTTTCCACTCAACTTTTTTGCAGTAATCATAATGACTACCAGTTGTTACTAATTTAAGGGCTTCGGATTTTGTAATGCGTTCTATTTCCCCTGTATTTAAATCTTTAACGCATACAAGTTTTTCCTTCTTCTTTTTCTTTACATCTGGTCTGTTAGGTCTGTTAAGTTTTGGTATTTGTTTTTTCTTTTCAGCCGGCTTTGCTGGATTATCCATCCATGCATATATTTTTACCTTTTTTGTATAGGGTTTACCATCTTTAGTTATAAAGATTTTTTCCCCTTCACCTATAAATACTTGTTTTCTAGGTGCAATTGGAATTTGATGATTAGGCCATTTACCCGTAGTATGTTGTGTATTTCGTTTTTTATCTTCTACAGATGTTGGTTCCAATAAATATTGCCATAAAAAATCATAACCACATGGGGAAGGTTCTGGATCATTTAGCCCTAATAGCCAACGCCAATCTTGATTAAAATCTCTCCACCATTGATTAACTTCATTTGGTAATTTAATCCATGCTTTATATAGAAAAGTTCCATATATCAAACGTCGTTGCATTACTCCATTAACAATGACTCGATGTTCAAATTCATCACCAACTTTTGGTAATACAGTTACTCTTAAATGTAATGGTTTCTCTATACTTTTTTTAGATTTAGGGTCATATGATCTGTAATTATAATTAATAGTACGTATTGCATAATTACCTGTTTCTTGACCTGGCAGTAAAAATGTTAAAGGTTTTGTCTTAAGCATTTCCTTTAATGTACAAGTTGGTATTGCTAAACCATCTCTATACATTACTCTTTCTGCTTGAGTTTCTTTTTTTAACTGTACTTTTAAAGACAAAGGTATTCTAATATGACTCTTGCCTTTCTTTACAGTTTTTATTTTAATACATTTTCTAGTATCCTTAGTTCTACCACGGATGTTAGAGGTCTTGCATTTCAAAACATGCTTTCTTGCATATTTTTTCTTCTTCTTATATTTTGTCATAATGAATCTTCTTCGTATTATTAATACTCCAATTCAAAATATGTAAAAGTAAGGGGGCTATTAACCCCCTACTCCTATCCTACGAAAGGTACTTCTTCTGCTTCAGATATAATAAATTGTATATCTGGGGCTAATTCAAGATTATTCAATTTTTCCTGAATCTCTTCTTTTCTTTCAAGTAATTGAGTTTTACGACTTACATAAAACTCTTTGTTTAAATATGCTTGAGCTCTGTCTAGTTCATTTACACGAACTTCAATATCAAGTAATTCTTTGCGTGTTTTTTTATTTGTTGACATTTTGTTATGATTTATGTATGATTAATGTTAAGCCCAGTCTGTTAATATAATTGGGCAATTCCATGTATATCCACGTTTTTTGTCTAATAATTGGAATTGCATTTGGGGTGATTCTGGAGTAAATCCATATGCCCTACCCATTTCATTATATCCTATGACTGAACCGTTTATTCTAACTTTATTGCCACATAAATATTGATGCCAGTGGCCTATCCACGCCATATCAAATGGCAATACTGTGTTTTCTCTATGAATCCATTTCTTTAACGGTACTTCTATGCCGCCAATACCGCCTTGATATTGGAAATGATTACCATGTGAGAATTTATTAATTTTACCATATATATTATAATATGTATATGGCGATTCATTAATTACAAATGTAACGTTTGTATACCCTTGTTCTTTAAAATAACTTTGTAAATGACTATACATAATATATTCGAAAGAAGTTGAAACAGAATTTTTGAATTGGTTCTTTTTTGTTATTCTTCCGTGATTACCTGTAGTACATATAACTATTATTTCTTTTAAGTTTTCATATTCTGCAAGAGTTTTAATTCCACGAATAAGTAACTCTTCGGCTAATAAAGTACCTTGAATAGGGGTCAATCTATTTGTTTGTACTAATTCTTCATGTATCCAACCTGATATAAAATCTCCAACTAAATGTAAAACTAAATTGTTAATTTTTATTCCAGATCTTGTATATACCCTTAACATATAAATTAATCTAGAGAAAAATTTTTCAGTTCTTATTTTAGCTATTTCTGGATTATATTTATTTAACCCATTAGTTATATCAGGATTTACTATTTCATCTACATGAAGATCCCCAAACTGTGATATAGCTGTACATTCCTCTTTTAAAGATTTGTTTTCTTTAATAGTGAATTTTTCCAGACTAGTTACATTTTGAACTGATACAGCCGTGATATTATCTAAAGCTTTTTTTACTTTTTGATATTCTTCATTGATTTTTTGAAGAGCTTTTCTATCTTGTCCTCTTGTGGTTGATGCCATTTATGCTGATTTTTTAAGTTGTGATTTGTGATATTTTTTACAATTCATACCATCCCTTAAATATTTTTTACCATTGTGGAGATTTATTTTAAATATCTCCCTGTCAATTTTGCGTAATCGTTTCTTTGACATTTTTGGTTCATAACATAAAAGAAATAGTATATGAGTGTTCTTTAAATAAAGAGTCTTTTTTGTAGACACTTTATTCTTATGAGGTGTTCCGTGTATAGGGTCACCAGATATTGTATCATATCCTATTATACGTAACCTGGGTTTAATGCGTACAACTTTTTTAGGTTTTATAGGCAATTTCCCTAAATTGATTTCCTTACGAACTTGTTTGATCATTCGTAAATTCTGTTGATTTTGTTGTCTTCTTAAATTCATGTTTTAAGATTTTATATGTCGATAGTATGTATCAAATAATATGAATAAATGAAAAGGGCTCCATTACAGAGCCCTTAACACAATTAAATATTTAAACCTAACTTGCTTAGATCTTCAGATACTTCTATTGATACCTCCTTTGTATTAAAATTAGAAAGTTTTGTTCTAATCTCGTTGATGTCTTTATCGATTGTTGCGATTTTATCATCTATTCCGGATTTATCTAATTGAGCTTTATCCGATGCTTTTTCCTTGACATTCAATAAGAACTTCTTTTTTCCATTAAGGTTGGACAGTTTATAGATGTAATAATTGTTAGTTTTTCCATCTTCGTGTTTGCCCTTATTAGCTTCTTGAATAGTTTCTTTGATTGGTATCAAAGCTTCTTCAGCTAGTTGGATAGTCTCTAACGACTTTTCAACTTTCATTTCTGTGTTATTATAATTTAACACATATTCTTCTGAATTTTGGATAAGCTTTTCAAGCGAGTCTTTGATTTTTATTATTGTTGATAATTGTACTCTTTTTTTCATACTTATTTGATTTTGAAATAAAACAGCCTGTTTGTTTTATAATCTACATACCAAGCGATTAGATTTTATTCCAAAGTAATCAAAAAGTGCTAAGCAGTATTAAGAATAGCAGAAACTTTATTCCAATAGTCTATTGTTTTAGGTCCCTTACCGTTCCAGTCTTTTGCAGCCTTTTCAAATGATTTTTGAGATATTTGATTACCTCTCCAATCATGGTCTGTAAAATACAGAAATACTTCTTTAGCCTTATCAAAATCATACATGTCTTTCAATGTATAATTCTTATTAGTCAATTTGTTATAATGATCAATCCTACATTGTCTAATCTGTAACCCACCAACAGCATTTTCTTTTGAGTTATATGCTGATGTATCTCTACTAGATTCAATAAAGAATATAGCATCAATTAAAGGATTATAAATAACATAACTTTCTCTCATAACTTCAGATACTGCTATAAAAGCGGTATTTTGGATACTTTCGTTAAAATTAGACTTGGTATCTGGAGCATATGAAATAAGGTTACTAAATGCTAGAAGGATCACCCATAGCAATTTTTTCATAATATCAAATTTGGTTATACATAGGTTACCTTTAGGTAACCCCTAACAGTCTTTATACGTAAAAACTGCGATTTGGTTACAACCATTTTTGATTACTTTGTTACTTAGCGTTAGTTTCTGCAAATGCATACTTACACTTGTAACCACTTGACGGTGCTAAGAAACAAGTTTAACATCCGCCTATTAGAGCGGATGTATATTAATATACTGTACAATTGAAGTTACTCTGTTTTTATTCGTAAACTAATAATTGGCACTACTCTTTGTAGGTCCACTAATTTAGATTTTAACTTTTTCACTTTGTCTGATAGCCTGTGGCTATTTGTAGCATGTTTCATACCATTCAAAGTTTTGTCAACTTTAAACGATTGATATCTTGCTATTACTGGTTCTTTATAGTCTGCTACAATGTCAACACTTTCTGGTTCTACTATAATACATGCTTTCATATACTCTTTGTATACAACATCTAATAGATCCATACGGTCGCAATATCTAGTAAGACTGACGATAGTGGCGACTTTATCATTAAATAAACTTACATATACAGCACGGTCTGCTTTTTTACATATAAGTTTACCTACTTCTATAGGTATATATTTAATAATTATGTCTGTTACTGGTATCCTTTTTCTGAAAAGTGACCATTTAGATTTTTTCAGAATTACTATACCAGAGCGGGTTACTCTAGCGTAACCCACCCGTGGTAATAATGAAACACACATTTCCGCAATTTTCTTACGATTACGGTATGTGAGGTAGATAATATTCTTTAACATTAAGGAGATAACTTAATAAGTTCATAGAATCTTACATAGTCTTGCCCCATTAGAGCCGGCCATAATAGAGATGCTACTAATAATATTATTAAATAACATACAAACAACATAAATACATAAGCAATAGCACTACCATTTAACCTTCTGTATGACTTAACATATAGTGTTATAAGTAAAAACATAGATAAAATAGAACCTACTGCTAAACATGTACTTTGGTTATTTTTCTGACGAATAAATTTATTAATCTGTCCAACAGAATAACCTGTACGTTGCTGTAATTGGTCCATTACAGGACCATACCTCCTTTCTTGTAGCTTTGCTAAAACAGTAATATTATCATTAAAGTTTTTAGCTACTTCTAGAAGTTCTTTATTACTTAACATCTGCAAATTAAATTTCCCTTCCAATACACCATTATTATCCGTAATGGTTAATTGTGGATTCTGAAATTGTACATTTACAGTAATGCTGTCTGATGCTGTTTGTAATACCATGTCATCTGTATTATCTTTATCCGGAATTTTAGTAAAGGATGGTAAGATAAAGGTAAACAAAAACATCATTGAATAAATCAATAAACGATTTCTCATGATTGTAATTGATTAATTTTTGATAAAAGAAAGCGGGCGCCCAACTCCCCGCCACGTCTCATAAAGTTTTTAGGCCATGACGACCACGGTTTACGAGCTTACCTTTAACCGTACACATTTGGGTTTATTTCTGGAGTAGCAACCAGATTAAAATCTGTCGTTTTCGAGTTGAATTTTGATGGCTTCTACAGCACGATTTGCTTCATCTGCCATTTCCTGTGCCCTTTCGAGTTCTATTTCAGTAAGTACTCTTGCTACAGCTCGTGCGTTTTCTTCTGTTGCAAAAAGACATTCTTCGAGTTTAACAACTCGTCTGCCTTCTTTTGGTACATCAATAACTCCGTTGATAGTTATACAACCCTCTTTTGCTTTGTTGGTAAGACTGTCTACAACAAAAGACTTGATACCAACAACTTTTGGAGCAAATTCTTTCTTTTTACCTTTAGCTTTATCGTCCCAGGGCTTAGACTTTAAAGTATAGATATTCTGTTCCAACTTAATGTCCCTTGGGTTTAGGGTATCAATCTCAAGAGCTAAGTCATCGAGATTAGATGCATTTCTTGCTGCATTTGCAATTTCCTTAACATTTAATGTAATGTTAACTACTTCGTTCTTTTCTTTTGACATGATCGTAAATTTAATTTGATTTTACTTGATTTGTTTTTTGACTATATAAAATAATTTTTTGTTTTTTGTTAGATGCTTTGTAATATTGGTATCTCGTATTTCTTTCTTTGGAAGAATTATTCCAGATTTAATATCTTTATAATCCAGTTCAAGTTCTATCCATAAATTTGTTAAAACTTCTTTTGGATTTCCCCATAAACATTTTGGTAACTTGTTTCTACTAACATCCCATATATTTTTATAGGGTCTTAAAAAAGTTTTAGTTTCTTCTGTAGATTTATGAAAAGATAATCTTGGTAACTGTATTATTTTTTGTTTATTAAATAAATTAAATACCAACGCTTTAACTGTTGAAACTTTATATCTAAGTTTTATCCCTCCAACATAAGCATCTTTCACTATGACCTTTTTATCAGCAATTTCTGGTATATCACTTTGTATAAGATCATAACGATAAAAAGTTTGTTTTTGCATGGTACTAAATTTTAATTGCATTTGTGTTGAAGCACGAGTAACTAACTTATGAGCACATTGTTATCGTAGACAACATTTTAACCCAAAAATTTTACTCTGATGTTTTTATTTATATTATAAGAAAGTTATATTGGTTAAGGATATAACGTATCAATCTTATAATCGATGAACCTTGTGAGCAACTATTAAGTACACTCCAATAGTCATACAAATAGGTTTACGCTAATTACTCTGTGTGCTTCGGATGCAAGCGTATTACTTAGTTCCCTTCTTCTTCGCTTAGCTTAGAATGTATCTTTTTTTGTACGGACGATGTCGCCGTTAACACAAATATTATGTTTTACTTTTTCAGTATGTTGCTTATTATATGATGTCCCACCCTTATAGATAGTGCTATTTACTCCTGTATTTCACCACAGGCTCTAACTTTTACTTCGATAAATTCTGAAATATATTGAGATATTTTTTGAAAATAAGTAAATTAAATTGTATATTAATGAAATACACAACAAGTTTCGATTTCACACATGTATCTATATGTGATGGTGCATATAATAACGGTAGATTTCACCCTCTACCTCACGTCAATGCTAATGTGACTATAGGTTGTCCTTCTATATACAGATATCCTTATGACCATTACGGTTTTTTGGCTATTACATCTGTACACTCCAGAATCTGATATGTAGGCATGGATTTATTAACATTATCCAATTTTCGAGACTTATTTTATTGCTTATTTCAACGGTGGATTTAAACCACGAAGTCTGACACTCACTGTGAGCTTATGACATCCCAGTTACGGTGGGCTCCCTTTGAACTTAGATATAATATGATACCATTGCATATTATAACTTCTCTTGGGACTACGATTACTTTAAGTTTTATTTAAGTATGGTAAAAATAATGCTATATCTACTACTCACGATTGGTCTCTGTTCTAATTAGCCTTTGGCATAATTATTTTCGTCAATTGCGGAACAAAGGGTTTGATCTCGTTCTAATCCATCTATCCATTATAAGATGGGAGCAGCCGTACTTTTTGTTCTACCGTAAGTACCAACGTCACCTAATTAATTAGGAATCTAAAAATCATCGTTTTCCTCTCTATTATACGTTCTGAATCACTATAACGTATACCTCCTCTATCGTTACCAGTCAAATGCACTGGTGCTTAAATATTTGAGAAAATGAATTCTCAACTTTCCTCCCACATAGCATTGTATCCTAATTTTTAGCATTTCATCGGTAACCTTAACAGAGTTATTTTTTGACCCTGGGAATTCCACCCATTGCGTTACTCATTATGTTATATAACTTCGTTCCTATACATAAGGTTATCTCAAACCTTGTGGTTTCTCCCATGTCTTACGACACTTCTAACTTTCGGTCTTTAGTTAGCTAACTGTATTAAACTCCTCACCATATAACTTGTTTTCTAATAGACAGGTTTTCCCTAATTGTATCAGAATTAGTTTTACGTATCGGGTATACAATCTAGACACATTCTCCATGCATGTTTCGAAATATGCTAGTAAATTGTAGTGACCTCTGTCTTACTCTGTTGACATTCTAACTCAAAGCGAATGCATCCACGGTACTATCGGGTGCAATAAACTTTGTTAAAGCGGCTATGGCTAAGAGAGAATGAATTACTTCTTTTATAGTTATCATTGTTTAATGCACCACTTTCTGCTTTGTGTTCGGGTTTTCACCACAGTTATTAAAGGTTTACTCCTACTGGGGTTAATAGCAAATCGCAGCTATCTACTAAACGCAAATAACATCAAAGATCTTCATTTGTTGCATTAGCAACAAAATATACAGCTTTTTTTATTTTTCCATCATGAGTCTTTAAAAGCTTATCATGAAGCACTGTAACACTTTTGATAAAATCAATACCATATTCTTGATTTAGTGTTGCTTTATAACTTTTTATAAAATTTTTAAAATCCAATAGACCCATCTTGTTGGCTTCAATAACTTCCTTATTTGGTTTTATCAAAATATGACAATCTTCACCCATCATAAATATGAATACTTCCTTGAAATATGGTACATTTTTTAATATACGTTCAAGGTTTTCATAATTACTACCATTGAATGGAGAGTTCTTTATTGCATACTTTAATTTACCATAAACAAAAAGAAATGTTTTTCCATTAGCAATATCTATAGAAGCATGATCATTAGTGTCATAATACATTCCTTTACTTATTTCTAAGTAGTTAGCAAAATGATCACTAGCGATTACTAATGCTCCTTCTCCTGTCTGAACATTCAATTCTTTTATACCAACCGTTATATTATTTAGAGGCTCTCCAACACAATTTTGTTCTTTGTGTTTCTTTGAGGAATAGTTATTTACAGCTATTACTTGATTAGTTTCTTGTACACCATAAGTAGTGTATATTGGTAACTTACCAATAATAGTATGCATAATCCTTGGAGATAAAAATGCATTTAATATAATGATGGCATCTTTACGAGTACCAAAATTAAAGTCCTTTTTTAGACGATGTCGTGCAATTAATGTAAATAACCATGAGAAACAAGTTTCTAATAATAATTTACCAAACCATCTAATTTGGTATACATGTTTTACAACTTCATACCAATGATTTTCAAATGCATTTGTATTTGTAATAACTATATTTGCCTCTATTTTAGAGAATACAAATCTAGCATCGGAGTATAACGGCCATAATATACACCAAACAGGAGCAATTGCGAAACTTATTTCAGAATAAATTGCTTTATTCTTTAAATTTGGCAATAAACTAGTATCTACTAATTTCATGAATGCATTATATACTTCCTCATCGTTGAAATATACACATTTTGGATAAGTAGAATCAGCTCCAGAAGAGAATACACCTATTTCACGGTTCCTTTTTTTAACATGAAAATCATGAAAGATAATGTCTTCTAATTCGTTTGCATTATACGGACCATTATTTATGGCTTCTAAATCCATTTCTAGATCTTGATAGGTATAACCTTTTATAAATGGGATGTTATTAATAAATAGTTTACTGTCTATATTAAATGCAGTTTTGTAACATGGATTTCCACGCACTCTATTTACAACATCATATTCTTGTACATTAACTGATGTAAATAAGATATTTATATCAGAATTAGTTATTATACCAGAAACCATTGCTGATTTTATATTTGGTGGTATTAAATAGAAATCTACATTCTTTAATATAAGTGCGATATAACATGCAATATAAGATGTAGAATTAGCAGCCCACAAGGCAAATCTTAAATCTTGCCCATATTCTTTTTGTATAATATTTATAACATACATGAACTTAAATACTTCTTTTATAAAAGCTACAAAAGTAATATAATTTTCATATACATTAACAAATATTTTATCATTCCACCTTAAATGAAAGATGTTGATGATAGCTTGTATTAATTTCATAATGGAAGTAATACATTGTTAAGAGACCACTCATAATAACTTACATTATTAAAAGCAGAGTCTATAACTATCATAAACCTGTTAGGTCGTCTTTCACTTTCAGTATCATAGTTTTTGAATACTAAAGAGAATTTAAAATCTCCTGTATCTTCACTATTTTTATTAAGCACTCTCACATCAAATACAGAATGGGGATTATGCTCAATAAAATGAATTACTTCGTCTCGTTTTTTAGCTATTTCAACTTGCTTGCTGAATGCGGGTAATTCCTTTTTCACATCAGTTTCAAGTTTGACTAGCTTATTATAGAACAAACTTTCAAGTAGATTGGAAGCGTCCTTGTTTGTTTTTGATATCGTTTGATCCATGTTTTTTTGATTTTATTATTGATGATAATGTTGATAATTCAGTTAATAAATCTGATTTTGTCGCATATTTAAAACCAATACCAAGTTCTTCATCAGATAGTCCTTTAATAGAGGATATTACATGATTTACTTGTTTAAATGGCCAAACATCTCCAGGAAAATAGATTATACTATCAAATGTATCCCTTGCCTCTACTAGAAAAAGCACATGCTCTGCTCTAGTAGTATATGTGTGTGGATATAATAAAACATATCCACTTTTTAAATCAGATGGACTGAACCAGAAAAAATCTTCTATATAAATAGGTCTTCGACCTATAATCCCTCTTATGGATATAGATATATCCCTTTTTAATTCAAAGATTTTATTACCTAATTCATCCGTAATTTCTTTTATATGTCTTTCACTTGGCAACAAAAATGGAAATCTATTTATAAAAAATTCAGAATTCCTTAAAGATTGTTTTGCAGCATTTGCAATAATTATGGCTTTTGATTTTGATATGCAACTACAAATAATATCAGCTTGAATTTTCTTTTTCATTATCTCTAATTCTGCTACTTTTGAAGTTGTCATATTTTTTAATTTAAGTTATAAAAGAAGCCCTAGTACTACCTATTAGGTATTAATTTATTTATGCCACGGTTAGTAAATAGGATAAGATTTACCACTTAGAATAAACAAACACAAATAATACTAGGGCTTAATGTTTTAATAACAATTATTCTGTTTGACCAATACTATCATTATAGTTTTCAAAAGCCTTCTTTATCATCTTGTGATGTTCAGTTGGACTTTGTTTTGCTACTCTTACAGTATGTAATCCTTTGCCAGAATTTATTGCATTTACGATAGCCTCTCTTAATTTAGAAGAATCATTAAATTTCTTCACTATTGATTTCAGAGATTCTTTGAAACCATGTTTATCTTTAGCATTAGCTAATTCTTCAAAAGTTTCATTCTCGTATTCTTTACGAGTTTCTCCTATTACTTCTGCTTCCTTAATATTAGCAAGTTCTTTGTCTGTGTAAACAGTTTTTACCCACTGATTTACTTCAGCTTCAGTCATGCTCATATCAGAAATTTGCTTTTTGTCACAAACCACTGACTTTACAGCTTTTAAAGCAGAAATTTCGTTTTCTTTTGCTTTATATTTAACTAATACATCTTTAACATCTTTTTCAGATTTAGCTGTTACCAAAGCATCTTTAATGATGTCTGTCAAATCCTTTGTGTCTGCAGGTGAAACAATAACCTCTTCTTTCTTTGCAGATGTTTCGGTTTTAACAGGCTTTGTAGATACAGCTAATTTGGTTTCTGAATCTTTTGGTAAACTTTCACTGAGTGGCGTACCTCTTACTGATTTAAGATTTTCCATATATTTATCATACATGGCTTTGTTCTTAATTTTTGCAGAACTTACACACATCTCTCTTATCTCTTTAAGGCCTGTATCAATCTTATTGTCTCGACAATATATTCTTACTTCATTAGTAAAAGATAATAGCCCAACAGTGGAATCGCCTATTTTAGAATCTATATGTTCTTGAGCTTTCTTTTTCATTTCCACTATAGATTCAGGTGACGTATACATAGCTCTTGTAAAAGCTTCTAAGTATGAGTCAAGCATTTCCGGATGCTGTGAGTTAAACATTGGATGAAGCATTTCTGGTTCTTTTGGAAACAGTTTATCAGAAACCTTATCACTTGCCCATTTCTTTAAATCATTTAAAGACAGTTTGTTTTCCAAAACTTGTACTTTAATCTCATTTTCGAAATGTTTATAAGATTCAATTTCAGATACTTCATATTTGTTATTAATGTCGAGTTTATCTTTTATCTCATAAATCTCTTTAATAAATGCAGTAAAACCTTCAAGATTTTTCACTTTGATTATACTGTCGACATTGTCTATTGTACCTTTTATTGGTAGGAAAGTTTTATCTTTCTTTTCCAAAAGCTTGAGATTTGTTTTAGCAAAATCTTCAGCAGATACTTTAGCTTTACGAGCTTCTATAATAAGAGGCAATAGTTTTGCTACAGGATATTCCTTTAATGTAGCAACATATGTTTCGTTGATTTCTTCAAACTTCTTTGAAATGAATTTTTGGTAATTATCCTCTGTAAGTACAAGAGTTCCTGTTTCTTCTGGATCATCAAACTCTTGTCCTTTCATTTTAAGAAGTGTTGGGTGATTTAATACATCCTCTAAAATACCATTACTTTTTATTACAGAAAGTATAATACCTTCGAGTTTATCAACTCTCTTCTTCTTTTCTTCTGCTAAAGTTATAGCCGGATCTATTGGCTTCTCGGATGCAGTATCTATTTGTTCTGTAGATACATTTCCAGCACCTGTCACATCCGAAGTTACATGCTCCCCCGGTACTTTACTTTGGTCACTTTCAGGTCCTTTTGAAGATTCTACGATTACATCAATAAAATGTAGAACATGATAAGAAGTATAAAACATAGCTTTGTTTACAGGTGTTTTGTTATCACTAGCAGTTCCTAACAATATTTTATGTTTTAACTTTTTAACCATGTTGATTACAAATTCAGTTTCGAATTTATCATCTTTTGGTGCATTTTTAATAGCATCAACAACATTTTGATATTGATCCTTTTCGTTGTTTTCTTCAAAGACTATCATTTTTTCATAACACATGTGACTAAAGAAGTCTTTAGCGCTTGTAATTAGTTTGGGCCGATTTTCGATAACATTTATAAATTCTTTGCTATCTTTATATTCATTAGCAGGGCGAGAATTAAAGAATAAATTAACTTCCTCTTTAATTTTATCCATATTTTGTGCCTTGCCTTCATCAGACCCACGTAGTTCTTTACATTTGGCTAATAAAGTATCGATGTGTTCTACTTCTTTTTGTAAGGTGCTTTCTTCATTAATATAAGCATTTGATTCATTAGATTCTTCTAATTCATCTTCAACTTTTATTTCAGCATCTTTAACTCCAAACTTTTTAAGATTTTCTAAAGTCTTATCAACATTTTCATTTGCTACTTCAAATATAATGTTACTATATTCTTCCCTGCCTTTTTTAGTTTGTAGTTGAATATATACATCCTCTGGTACGATATCTTTAATATCACACTTTACAGATTTTAGCCATTTACAAAGGTTATCATAATACTTAGTTGGCACTGCTATTAATGTACCAGGTTCTTCATCAGAAGTCTCTTCCTGGGATGCATTTTCTGAAGCCACTGTTGTACTTGATGCAGGTTGAGCAGTCTCTTTTGCATCTGTAGTAGGGTTTGTTTCTTTACCAGGATCAGTATCTGCTTCTTTGTCTGGTTTAGCAGTTTTATTATGCTTTTTGGCAGATTTTTCCAAATCATCAATCCAGCTTTTTACCCTTGCTTCGTGCCATTTTTCAGGTTTTTGTTTTTCCTTAACAGGTATATATTTAGCATTTAATAAATAACCTTTTGCTAAATTCAAAGCTTCTTCTTTTTTACCAGCTAAAATTAATTCTTTACACTTTTCAGCTAAAGCATTTTGCTTAATTGTATCCGGTATCATTTGAATAACTTTTGCTTCTTTTTCCTGTTTTTCAGCAGCCTCTACTAAATAAACAAAATTAGTATTATAATATTTATTAGCTTCGGCTTCTGTAGAAATTTCTACAGTTTTGTTATCCCCTAAATCTACAATTGTTTCAATTAATAGATTTATAATTTCTGAATGGATGGTTTCTTTAGTCTTATGACTTGCAATTGCATCTTTGACAAGATTCTCTAATGTCTTGAAACCCCATCTTTTCTTTTCAGTCTGAGGGCCGAATGGTAAATCTTTATTTTCATCTTTTCCACCACTAACCGTAGGAAAGTTTTTATCAAAGAATTTCCTATTTACTCCTAGAGTTTCTGCATCTGATACTACACTATTTAATTCTGATACTTTGAAAAAGTCAAGAGTAAATTGTGTTCTTGCTAATAATATAGACTCCAGTCTAATTATTTCGAAATTTACAAGGTCTCTCTGAGCTATTTCATCAGGATTAATAAGTGTAATTTTACGTCTTGTCCAGTAATCTAGAGCATCTGTAATGTCTTTTGTACTGTTGTACAAGAATGCTCTCAATGAATTAACATCATACTTTTTAATAGTATCATATATATCATTGTACTGATTTTGTGTTGCTTGATTATTTTTACTCATATTTGATTTATTTATACGTTGATTACAGAATAACTATTTGTACAGTATATTAGTCGTTATCTTCAATTTCTTCTAAGAGATTGAGTTCTGCAACTGTTGTAGAAAATAAATCATCTTCTTCCAGTTCCATATATACTTCAGCACATGTGCGTAACATGTTTTTACGAAGCTTAATAACAGCTTTAGTGGCTTCTTTATCCCCACGTTTAGCTCTTTTTATAGCTTTTTGTAATGCACTTAAAACGCCTTCTTTATTGGCATCTACTTTTTTAACGACGAGTTTTTTTAATAAATCGTCCCTGTCAGTGAATGTAATTTTACTCATTGTGATTAATTTTTTATGATTTTAAAACCTATTGATTCTAGTTTGTGTAAAAAAGATGCCCCATATCTGGAACGTCTAAATATTGCAATATATTGTCGTGATTCTTTTTCATTTTCACTTAACATCGCATAACCACGATTAGTGATCCTGAATTCAAAAAGGTTATGTATATCGTCTGGTTTTATAAACCTATAACAAGAGTGTGATAATGGATAAGATTTACCCATTATAGGAAACAACACATGTAAAGTATTTACACTACTAATGTGACAATGTTTATAACTCTTATTATCTAGTTTAACATCTAACCATTTTTCTTTACCTGGCATCCATATAGAACCATAAAATTTAACAATACGCCCCATATCACCATCATGTGTTATTATAGGGTGACCATCTTCTAATGTGGTTTCTACAGCAGATTTTTTTATTAACAAGCCATAATAAAGATTTTCAACCTTTGGTTTTGAAAATTTTGATTTCAGCCAATTTTTAGTAAATTTGAATTTACTCATTTTTCCTTTGTGTTAAACAATGAAATTTTATTCTTTGTAATGGGGTAGTTTCAATAAAAATGTATTCATAACCATCATTACTACGACGGCAGAAAAATATACCAGGTTTATTGCCTGCTTCTTTTTCAACAGATTCAATTTGTTTATCTATTCTGTTCATGTAGATATTATATATGTTGCGACAAAACTAACTATAAAACACAACAAACTTACCATGGCTATAAGTATGCAAAAGTCTGTTACTTTTTTTATAGCATGTATATAATTTGCTGATATTAGTCTATTTTCTATAATACTTGAATAATGTAATCTAAGTATAGTAAAAAGCATAACAAATACTATTGTTACAATAAGTGATATTAATATAGTCATGATTATTTTTGTTGATTTATTATTAGTTTAGCTAATACTAATTTTGCCCTATGTATATAGGCCTTAACAGTACCTATAGGCATGTTTAGTTTATTAGCAATTTCCTCATAACTCATATCCTCAAAGTATCGTTTTTGTATTACATTACGATATATTGGTTTAAGTTTATTTACAGCATCTTTTAAAGTTACATAATTCTGCATTTTAATGATGTTATCATCTGTGGTAGCATCATCTACAATTTGATTATGATCTTCATGTTGATGTTGTAAATCAGGCTGTACTTTACATTTTCTTAAGTAGTCAATGGCTGTGTTAGTAGCTATCCTATATAACCATGTACTAAATTTACATTTGTCATTATACATATTTAAATTTAAATATGCTTTAACAAATGTTTCATTAGTTAAATCTCTTGCTGTTTCTTTATTATTAACTATCTTTAAGATATGAAAGTATATTATGTCTTCCCACTCTTCAAGTATCCAACGAAATTGTTGTTTGTCTCCATTTAATATTAATTTAATTAGAGACATATCAATTACACGTTTAGGCATATATTAAATCTATTATTTTATCTACTAAAATATTTGGTAAATATTTTTTTAATAGCTTTAATGTTGCAGCTCTGTTAAGTGTTGGAGCATCATCTAATGGACAATCATATGGAAATTTATTAGTATTATCACAATTACCATTAAAGTTTTTGGAATGAATACATTTGAAATACTCACTAGTTGGTGGCACATCTTCTCTACGATATGCACACGCTGCTGGACTTAATATTGTTTTCATAATTATTTAGTTTTAAAATAACCACATGTTACACCTATGCAATCTAATGGAGCATCTGGTTCATTACAACTATAAATACCTTTTTTATCATAATATCTACAATCCTTACGATTACGTCTTTTTGGTATTGTTACAGTCATTTCACCATCTCTCCAACGATTACGTCTTGTTCTTATTATACCATCTTGTAATGGGCAACTAAAGGGAAAAGCATCATAATGACAAGATATCCTTAAACCTTCAGGATGTGTACAGTTGCAGCCAACATGAACTAGTACTTTATAACCACATTCTCTTGTATTATTAATTAGTTTCATAGTATTAGTTTTAGTGCTTCAATTAAACCTTGTTCAAGTGCTTCTTCATATGTATTATATCTAAGTGACTTAATATTACGAATATATTTACTTGTTTTATAAGTATTATCTACAATATCACAAGCAAAAGTTTTGTCTGAATAAGGATGAAGGAACATATGAATGTCATGTATTTCTCTTAACCATTTCTGAAGTAGAGATTGAGTAGGTGCTTCATAAACAAACCTCTGCACGAAATTATTTGTGTGTAGAGTTATTTCATTATTCAATATATGAATGTCTGATAAATGATTATTTCTATAATCACATATACTTCCATTTACAAACCCCTTTTCTTTAGCTAATTTAGCTGTCTCAAATGAGATTAATTGATCTGTCATACGCCATCAAATTGGGGATTAATAACTTTACAGGTATTACAGTTCTCGGAGTTCTGATGTCCACATTCTCTACACTCAAGAGGTAATGGTTCAGGGTTAAAACATCTGGGTTCGTCAAACGGTGCACCTTTATCTTGATTTGATTTATTTGTTAATGATGTACCATCATAATCAACTACTTGTTCCCATGAACCAATTAAGCAAAAATCATCTTTAAACATTATTGCAATGTTCTCAGAATGTGCTTGTATAGATTCAAGTATATAGACAGCTTTATTATCAAGTATTTTATATATACTTAATATATTTTCAAGCTCCTTAAAGAATTTTCTAGGTATACATATAAGACTACTTATATGTTCGTCTTTATCATATATACCTTTTATCCTAGCAGTATGATATGGGAAATACCCAATTATCATAACACCTAATTGAAATGCTGATTTATTACACTTAATAAAATTAAGCTTATTATACCACGATTCTTTGAATATCATGTATTTGATTGTTAATTGATTTAAAAAGAAAAAAGTATATCTAGTATTATTTATATTATGGGCTATAGCTTTAGGCTTAACTTGAATAGGCACTATAGGCAGCTCATATTTATAATACAGGAATTGATATAATCGTATATATTATGTAATATTACATACTATAATGATATATATGCAAAACCTTTGTCAATATACTTTTTAGTCCCCATAGTAAGACTTGAACTTACACATCCATTACTGAATAAGGGATTTTAAGTCCCTCTTGTCTACCAATTCCAACATATGGGGATTTTATAACTAGGGTGACATTACTATCACCCTAATCATAATTTCGGCTTTACCTTACAAAGTGTCCCATTTGGTTTGCTGTACAACTCAAGCTTTCAAATATTACAAATGTTAATAACTTTAGGGATGTAATATAAAAGCTTGTTTGAGGTAGGGCAAGGCTAAACAACAGTTTAGTTTCAGAGTATATGTCACAATGAGTGAGAGGTCTGAACTTGCCCTATAGGATAACAAGGGTGTACAGATAATCTGTAATATTATCTAATTGATATTCAATTATTAATGATAATACCTACGGACTCGGTCCGCTTTACACTACCCTTGTTATAGGAGTACACCATTAGTTATATGAGTTTGTTACCAATATTGTCAGTATGTAAATGGAATTACCCTAATTACAGAAATCAATTACAATAGTCAGGTGATGCTGTCACCCTTTGGTATCATATAATATTACCTTTTTACTAATGATGTACAAGGTCTTTTTAACACTTGGTTAATATAACCAGATGAATCTAAACATCCAATAATTTTAGATGAGTATATTTTTTTAGCAAAACGTCTATTCTGGTTCCATAATGTAATATTCCCAGAGCGTTTCATTTTATTTTTTAACTCTTTTAGCATATTTAATTCTTCCGAGTTTAATATTACTTCTGGAAGATTTATCCTTGATGTTAATCGAGTCTGTGTTTGGTGTTCTACAACTTTTAATTTTAGTCGTAATGTTTTGTTTTGTGGTTGCATACCAATCAAGTGTTGAGGTTAAACATAGAACTAAATAAAATAATGGCCACATTGCACTAAATACCATCATAATTGGTATTGGTAAGTCTTCATGTTGTACAGCAATATATACCATTGTTATAACTATTATACTTATGTATAATAGTGTAAATACTGTTGGCCAATTAAATGGATGTATCATATTTTTATATATATTAAGTCCATATTTTTACCAAATACTTTTTTAAAACAAGGATATTTATATTTCTTATTTTCTAATTTTAGGCAATCTGAATTATCCTTAAAATAACAACCTTCACATTTATGATGATAAATTTCGTTAATAATACTATTATTATTACAGAGTGCTTTAACTCGCATTAATTTAACACCTTTATATTCATATATCTTATGTATTTTACTCATGATTATTTCTTTTTAGGTGTAGGACATTCAGAATAAGGATCAGTACCATAATGTTCCCCCATAGTCCAACCACATCTAGCACATATTTCTTTGTTAAAATGTGATTTATGATCTGGACCAATATGACGAAAAGAAACGATACCACTCCTATAATAATTACTATTACTATACCGCCTTGGTTTAAATGATTTAAATTGAATTTTTGCCATGATTACAAGTATGAATGGGTTTGATAAACAAAAAAGGGGGAACAAATTATAATATAATTTGTATTGCATATATAAAGTAATGTAGAGTGTAATACTCATGAGGCCCACGACTGCCTAATTTCTCACACTCTACATTTGTTGTTATGTTAAATACGCCAAAATGGCCTAATTATGGAAGGTCCATACCTGCGGCATCTTTGCCGGTATCGTCATCTTTGTCAGTTTCAGGTGGCATACTTACATCTTCAAGGTTTTCAACTTTCCTTTCACTTGCCCCTGCTGTATTTACAACGTATGTTACTTCTTCAGCAAGCAGAGGTTCTACACGCTTTTGGTATTGTGCAATAGCCAATGACATGAGTGAAGGAATCTGATGGTCGTATATGAACATACGCATTTCCCTCATTACAGTTTTGGATTTTTCACCAAATTTACCTGTACTGATGTCTTTCCTTGCATTTGAAAGAACTTTACCATCAGGTCCTATTACATGATGTCCAGGTACCTGAACAGCTACGAATACCCCCATTACAGGGTTACGCATTTTAAGCCTTGGGTTACCTTCATCATCTTTTTTCATACCTTCAAACCATTTTTCCTTTTCTTTTAATCTTTCGATTATGTCAGAGAAGAATTCAGGTTGCTGGTTTTCAAATAAGTTATCAGCCCATGCTTTACGTGGTACAACAATGGGTTCATCAGGACTTGTTACAGTCTTGACGTAGTCAGTTTTAACTATCCTGAGATAGTTAGTGTCTCTGAGTGTAGGATTGGCTTTTTTAGCTTCATCCGAAAGTTTGGTTCTCAGAGTGAATTGATCTTTTTCTACATTATCGCTACTTACTTTCACCTTACCTGTTAAGATGAATTTTGTTTTTTGAGGTATAAGCGGATGTGCAGCAGGCCCGAATAGGCCAGGATTCAGTTCAATTAGTTTTTGCCGAATTTCAGCTTCGGTGGCTTTTGTTTTTTGTGCCATAATGTTTTAAATAATAGTGAGTTTTTGTGAATTAGCGAATTATATATAGTGGTTATTGTTGTCAATCTATTTCAATGCGTAGACCCTAGTCTTTAAACCGTAGCTTCTACTCTTTTGTTAGCATCGTGAACTGTTTTGTAATTCAGTTATCACATAACCCTGCAATAGGTTATTGGCTGTTTTTAAGACATTGCATATCTTATTATCAGACTTAACTCATCGTCATGAGTGATATTGTTAAAAGCCTTGTTATAATAAATAAATTATCAATTTGAAATATGTACACAATTATCCTGTAATTATACAAAGAACGCATAACAAGGCTTTATATTATTATTTATTAGATTGCAT